GTTGCTTGGGCTTTTGACGAGGGCCACTACATGCAGGTCGAAGTTGCAGGCAAAGTTGCAGGCACCGATCAGCCGGAATTGCACCAACAGGTTATGCACCCGGAACGGTGGTGCAAATGCTTGGGCAGCAACTCATGCAGCCGCCAGCGCCGGTTCCTGTGCCAATTCCAGTGCCGCAAAACGTGTTTCAGTCATTTGATGAAAACGGCTTTGACGGCATGGACGGAAGTTTTGGAGGCGGCCAACAGTCTGGCAGTGGCAACATCGCCGCCGATCTTGGCCTACCCTCTGGGCTGACCGATCCAATCGCAGACCTTGGTCTTGGCTTTGCCAACCCCACACCACTGGGCCTTGGCTTGTCCGCGCTTGGCGCGGCTGTTCCCGCACTCGCGCCGCTTGGCCTTGCTTATTCAGCAGCCAACGCTATTAGCGGTGGTTTTGGTTCGCCGCAAACAAACTCACTTGGTCAAACGCAGCAGTTTGGCGTCGGAAATGAAACGATGGATATGTTTGGCAATCTTGTTGGGACGCCAGAAAACATTGCGTCGGTGGCAAGTTTCAATCCTGCTACAGGGTCGTTTGTTTCACCAACTACTGGTGAAACAATGTCGCCAGCGCCAAATCCTGATGTGTCTACGCCGGACGACTTCAGTGCCAGTGCCGATCAGGCGCAGGCTGCCGACCCCACTGGTGTCACCGGCGACACCTACGGCGAAAGCACTGCGTCTGCGGGCGGCGATGATAGCGGCAAGGTGATCTGCACAGAGTTACATCGCCAAGGCAAACTTGATGACGCGACAATGGCTGCTGACGCAGAGTTTGGCGAAATGGTGGCACAGAATGATCCGCACACAATGGCGGGCTATCACCTTTGGGCAAAGCCGGTCGTGCGGCTTATGCAAAAATCCAAAACCATAACTTGGATCGTTGCGCTTTTCGCGCTGCCTTGGGCGCGCGAAATGTTCCTGCGCCAAACCGGCAACGGTCGCGGTTCTTGGCGCGGACGCATCCTGATGCGATTAGGCATCCCGCTTTGCCGCTTTATTGGAAGGCGCAACGCACGCGGGTGGCTGCCCCCGTTTCGGAGCAAAAAACATGCGTAAAACCTACGTCTATGAGGACGGCAAGATTGTGCCGAAGGGGCCGCAGGCCGCACCCGCAGCCCGCACGCAAATCATTGGCGACATCGACCCTTATCGCTCGATTGCGACCGGCGAAATCATTAACTCGCGCGCGCAGCATCGTCAGCACCTCAGAGACAACAACCTGGTCGAAATAGGGAATGAGCAACAAGCGAAGTTTGGGCTGCCTCGCAGTTAACCGGAGAACATGATGAGCGAAGAAATGGAAAGCACTCCTGAACCGCAGGAGCCAGCGCCGCAGACAGTTCGAGAAAGTATCGCCGCCGCCTTGGCGACACGCGAAGAACCGCGTGAGCCAGAGCCGGAGCAAGAACCGGAGCCGCTTGCGGCAGAGGATGACGCGCCGCCCGCTGAAGATGTGGAGCCTGAAGGTGAGGTTGCCGACGAGGCAGAGGCGACCAACGTCGAGGCCGCCGACAACGAGGAAGTGCAGGGCATTGAAGCGCCCGCACACTGGTCGAGCGATTTCAAGGACACTTTTAACGCGCTGCCCTCAAACGCGCAGGAAGTGTTCCTGCAACGCTATAAAGATATGGAAGGCGATTACACTCGCAAGACGCAGGAGGTGGCAGACATTCGCCGCCGTGCATCTGCGCTTGATGAGGTAATGGTTCCCTTCCGCGATGAATTTGCCCGTGCTGGCTTGGACGACATTGGAGCCGTCCGCCAGTTACTCGGCGCACACAAGTTTTTGCGCGAAAGCCCACAGCAAGCAATTGCTTGGCTGGCGCAAAATTATGGCATCAACACCGAAGCACTCGCCGCAAACGAGCAAGCCGACGATGATTTTGCCGACCCGCAAGTGAAGCAACTCAGAGATCAGGTGTCTCAGTTGCAAGGTTATTTGCAAACACAAGCGCAACAGCAGCAGGACGCAGCCGTTGCCGACACCCAGCAGCAAATCACAAATTTTGCCAGTGTGACAAAGGACGATGGATCGCTTGCGCATCCGCATTTCGATGCGGTTCGCACGACTATGGGCGGTCTTATCCAATCCGGCGTCGCCCAAGACATGGACGCCGCTTACGAAATGGCGGTCTACGCAAGCCCGGAACTCCGGGGGAGTTTGATCGACCAGCAAGCGGAGAAAGTGACTGCCAAGCAGAAGCAGGCAGAAAACGTGCGCAAAGCAAAACGCGCACAACAGGCGAATGTGAAAGGCAGCGGTGCCCCGGCAAAGGAATCACTTCCTGGCGGCTCTAGCGTGCGAGACGCACTCCTTCACACGATGAAGGAACTGCAATCCTAAAAACCAAATAAAGGAGAAGACGATGGCATCTCCGAATCTTTCGGAAATAGTCACGACGACGCTCCGTAACCGATCTCGTCAGCTAGCAGATAACGTTACAAACCATAACGCTCTGCTTCGCAAAATGCGGGAACGCGGAAACGTAGTCGAACTCTCTGGTGGTCGAGACATTGTTCGTGAACTCGAATATCAGGCCAACGATACCGTAAACTTCTATAGCGGCTATGAAGTGTTAGACACTTCGCCTGCCGATGTTCTGAGTTCAGCGGTTTACGATTGGAAACAGCTTGCAGGCACGGTGACGATCTCCGGTCTTGAGGAAATTAAAAACTCAGGTCCAGAAGCGATCATCAATCTGCTTGAGGCCCGCATTAGCGTCCTTGAAAAATCACTGGAAAACAGCTTGTCCACCTCGCTCTACAGCGACGGCACAGGTTCCAGCGGTAAGGAAGTTGGCGGTCTTCAGTTGGTCATTGCTGACGCTGGCACGGGAACTGTTGGTGGAATCAATTCCTCGACATTCTCTTTCTGGCAGAATGTACAGACCACGGCCACCTCGTCTGCTTTTAGTGTCGCAAACGTCCAGACCGATATGAATAATATCTATCTGTCTCTCGTTCGTGGCGTTGATAAGCCCGACATCGTGACTGCCGATGCGAACGCCTATAAGTCGTTCCTCGGATCACTTCAGGCAATTCAGCGTGTTGCTGATGCAAACGAAGCTAACTCTGGTTTCGTCACCACCCGCTATTTAGGTAGCGATGTGTATTACGACGACCAGGTGCCGACCAACAAGATGTACTTCATCAACACCTCGTATCTGCGTCTTGAGGTTGCGGCAGACCGCAACTTTGTGCCGCTGGATTCGCGCATGTCTGTCAATCAGGATGCGATGGTGGTGCCGATGGTTTGGTCGGGAAATCTTACTTGTTCCAACCGCGCCCTTCAGGGCGTCATCCACGTTTAGGGGGGGCTTGATATGTCTACTATTCCAGTAATTGGCATTGATCCCGCCGCAGTTTCCAGCACCGCCGAATATGGTGTTGGTCAGCTTGGGTCGGTCATCGACTCCGGCGGCGTGACCAAAATCTACAAGTATGTTCAGTACGACACAGGCGCAGGTTCTGTTGCTGCTGTGTCGGGCCAGGTGGCGTATTATTACACGCTCGACGGCTATAAGTTGAATAAGGTCAGTTCTGATCTGTCCGACAGCATTGAGATCGGCGCGGGCGTTCTAAACAGCGCACCGACCGATGGGCAGTACTGTTGGATTCAGATTGCCGGTCCGGCAACGCTTTCGATTGCGTTGACGGCTGGTGCTGATGGCGATCCGTTGACACCGACCGGGAGTGCCGATGGCACGCTCGATGTGTCGTCGGCTGCCACAGACAACGTCTGTGCAATCGCCGGGGACATTTCCGACAAGGAAATTATCTGCACGTTCCCGATGTAGTAAAAAAAGGGGTCGCTTCGGCGGCCCCTTTTTCATCTCACAACTTCAAAGGAGAAATGCGTTATGCCAGAGGCAAACGTAAAGGCAACCTTCTATCGGTCCAGCCTTAACGGCGTTGAAAAAGATTTCGTTTCGATCTCAGTAACCGGCAACCGGGACACTTTTGTTGGCCCCGTCCGTGCGTCTGACCTTGATCGCTTTCCGACTGCATGGGCAGCCTACCGGGAAGGAAACGCGGAGACGAAGATTGGCACATCGCTGGCAAAGTTACCCGGCCTCGACGAAGCGCGCGTCCGCGAACTCACCGTCGCCAACATTGAGACGGTCGAGGAACTTGCGGACATTTCCGATTTAGCGGCCCAAAACATGGGGCCAATTTTTGGCGAGTTTAAGAAAATCGCCACTCTCTATTTAGAAGCCAACGGTCGATCTGACGCACCTGTTGCTGACGAACCGGCCAAGAAGCGCGGACGACCGCGAAAGGTTATCGACAATGACTCTGCTGACGATCTGCCAGAACACGGCTGACTATGTAGGCTTCGAGCGCCCGACCTCTGTGGTCGGCAACGTCGATGCAACTGCCCGCCAGCTTCTTGTCTGCGCCCAGCGCGAAGGCAAGACGCTGGTGAAGCGCGGCCCTTGGGCCATCCTTGAAAAAGAACACACGTTTAACACGGGCAGCGGAACCGTCAGCTATGCGCTGCCGTCTGACTTTGACCGCTTTCGCAATGACACGCAGTATAACCGCGCGGATCAACAGGCCATGCGTGGCCCGCTGAACGCGCAGCAGTGGCAGTTTGTCAAAAGCGGTATCGTCACCGCAGGCACGCAGCAGCGTTGGCGGGTGAAAGCTGACAGCAACGCCAAAAAGTTCTTCATTGACCCAACGCCAACCAGCACCGAGACGATAGCTTATGATTATGTGAGTAACGCTTGGTGCCAATCCAGTGGCGGCAGTGCGCAGACCGCATGGGCTGCCGACACCGACACTGGCATCCTTGATGAATTGTTGTTGGAGATGGGCGTGACCTGGCGCTTCAAGCAACTGCACGGCCTCGACTATGCCGAGGACTTTCGCGACTACCAGATCAACGTCGCGCGTGCGCTTGGCGCTGATGGTGGTGCGCCAAAGCTGGCCTTCGATAACAGGTACAAGTCGGGCGTTGGGCCGTATTCCTACAATGTGTCAGAAGCGAACTACGGCACCTGATGCTCCAGCCGCTACCACAATCACAGCGCCCGCGTACAACTAACGTGAGCGTACCGCCGCCCG